AGAACCGAAGAGACTTTGTGCATCTCTGACAAATCCACCTATCTGTTTTTGAGCATTGCTAAGGTCATGTTGCAACCTTGCGACATTTGCCCCTATTTCAATCAGTAGTTGACCCGCTATCGCCATTTATCGATTCCTAAAGTCTTAAACGGTTTTAACTTTGAGAGAACTTTCAAGAACTTTTAAAAGAAGATCAGCATTAAGCCTTAAAAGCCCATTAGCTTCGATAAGATTTTTTGTAATTTCTTTTATTACATTAAGACTATGGTCATCTACCTCCACATTTACGAACATTGTAGCTTTCTTATCTTTTAATTGTTCTGCCATTGCTCCTCCGTTATTATCTCTTCTTCTTTTTAGGTTTTGCCATTAAAGCAAACTGTCTTGCCTTTTCCTCTATTGCCTGCGGTTGTTCCGGCAATTTCTCATTTTTAATCAAAAAGAACTTCGACCATTCCACAATTTCCGGAGCGGTAATATTTTTCAATAATTGCGTTACTGTCATTTTGAGTTCGTGAGCGAGAGTAAAAATAAAATATCTCCACTCACGTTTCCTCAGTTTTTTTCCAGTACCGCTTCAACGCCTTCTTCAAGGGCGTTTAGCCGGGACGCTACATTGTAAAGACGGTTAATCACAAGCCCCGATTTTTTTGATAGCGATTTGAGATCATCATCAGCAAAAACACGTTCCCCTTTTTCATCAACAATGCAACGGATCAATAGTTTCGCCCGGAAATTTTCTCGCCGCTGTATGAGTTCTCGACCCTTGATTTCAAACATCGAGGAATGATATGCATCAATTTCCTCACCTGTAAGTGTGCGAATGCGTACCTTTCCTTTCCATTCGGGAACCTCAACATCTTCAAAAGGCAAGTCCTGTACGGTTAAAATATTATCTTTTTTTAGATAGCCTTCCATATATATTACCTCCGTGTCGTATATTGTACCACTCCACTTATATCGAGAGTGATGCTTCCCTTGATGGGGTTATCGACTGATCCTTGTATTGAATATCCAGAAGGGTATGCCTGAAAAGCACAATAACTTCCTACCGTGGCAGCTCCTACGTCAGTGAACACAATGTCATAATATCGAGCCGTTCTGGCACGTAAATCCTTCTGAATTAACATCTGTCTTGCAGTTGCTTCGATGTCAAAGTTGAAATCAATAGTAACCTGTCCGCCGTCATAAGCCCCTACCGGCAATTTGTTTTTTGCCGTATTAGACAGATTCGTAATATCAGCCATCGGCATAGACATTCCTGGCCCGTTCCAACCCACTACATCTCCGATAGTCTCCATAGTATATCCGGTAAATCCGATATTCGTCGCATTCACGCCAGTCGCAAACATTTCGTGAACATCAATGACAGTCGCCGCTACCGCTTTTGCAGTATAAAGATATTCATAACCATCTTTCGTAGAATTAACTTTTATCCTCATGCCTGTGGTGAATCCGGTAACAGTAAAGTTCGCTGCTGCGAAAGTCGCATTGATTTTTGCTGTTCCCCCTGCGGTAGTCAAATTAAATCCTTGTGTCGCGGTTGTATTCACCGACACACTTGAAGCTCTCCGCAAAAGGACTCCTTGTGATTGCAGAGCCATATTATCACCCCCCTATATTAAGTAGTCCAGGTCGGGCCACCCGTTAAATCAAGGGTAATCGAACAAGCTATTTTCTGATCCACTGCTCCGGTAATCGAAATCCCCGATACAAATGCATCGCAAACGACTTTCTTAGTCGTTGATACGGTTGAGAACTGAATCGAAAGAACTCCACGAGTCCGATTAGTCAGACTCTCCCGCATTTTTCCGAGCGTATTGCTTGTTGATCCTATATTCGTAGCCATGAAATTCACATCGAACGAAACTTGACCAGAATCATAAAGTCCGAGTAATTTATTTTTCGCCGTATCAGAAAGATGTGTAATGTCGATCACTGGTGCAGATATATTCGGCCCGTTCCAACCAACGATTTCTTCGATAGGATTTGAAGAGCTATCCGATCCTGTTACCGTAGTCCAATAAGCAATGACTCCGTGTGCTGATTGTGCCATGATTTACCTCCTTTAATAAAATATTATGACCATGATGCTAACTGCACTCTGATCCATTTATTTGTCGCAACGCTGATATAAATAGCGTATGTTACAGCAAAGTAATTTTATCAAATTTTCTTATTGCCATTTTTACCTCCTATGAATGCCACACAGAAAAGTCCATGCTCGCTCGGAATATCTCCACATCGTCATCATAATTATCATCTGGCCGTAAAGTGAGCAGGGCTTTAAATGTACCAGCATTTTCCATTGCTTCCTTTGAAGCGTAATATAAATTTTTCATCTGACCGTAACTTGTTGCCCAACAATCAATCTGCATAATATTGTTTTGCAGACAACTATATCCGTTGAAAGAGTATATCCGACTCCCTGCAACTCTCTGATAGGTAATGGCTGGGAAGGCGGCAGCCTGCGGCAAAAGAGCCGGATATACTCGATTTGAAGTCAAACCGAATACGCTTGTATCGGCTATTAACACATTATAAATAAGGATCTCCGATTGCGCCATTATGCCCCCTGCTTCTCAAGATATTTATTTAACCGTATTCTAAAAAGCTCAATTACTGGCACAACATTTCTTTGAAAAGCAGGTCGCAAAAAGGGTCTGCCGGGGATATGCTTCCATCCGTGTTGTCTGCTTTTTATTGTACGACGATGCTGAGAAATACTAACTCCTTTTGACTTTCTTCCCGTTGCAATCCAACCACGCTCAATCAGAAATCCGTACCATGCAGACCTCGCAAATCCTATCAATGCAGTCACTTTGCCAAATTTTACACCTTCAGTGTAGCGATTAATGTCTTTCGGATTCATGCTAATGATGACACCCTTTTTCTTTAGATACCCCATTGCCATAGTACCTTTGATAATCCCTGCTTTTTTTAATTTCAACCAGTGAGGTTTTACCGCTACTGGTGCAGCCGCTCTTGCCTCATCTCTGACAATCTTACACGCATCAAAAACAGCCTGCTTGATTACTTTCTTTTCAAGATCAGTCGGCAATGCCTTTAAACGCTGCTCTAATTCTTTCATTCCATGAGTCTGAATCAACTGTATCATCACCACACCGTGAACTGCATCGAAATGCCGTAAAGTTCTTTATCGTCATCATATATATCCGTATCACTCTGGAGCATAGCTTTAAAAATGTTCATCTCTAACGTCAATTTTTCATCCGATTCATTCAATATATATGATAATGTGCTCATATTGGAATCTTCAGTTTCCAAATATTGAAATGTTGAATTTTCCATTGCATCAATTACTACGTTCGCTAAAGATTTTGTTTGTGAATATGCAGTAGTCCAACCTTCAACGAGGAAATGCGGATTTTCTATTTTATAACCATCAAGAGCATATATGAGTCGCCCACCGATTGTTTTATACACAAGAGCCGGATAAGTCGCATTCTGCGGCAAGATGCTCGGATAAATCGCATTACTTGTAAGTGCATAGATAGAAGTGCTTAATCTTAAACAATCATATACTTTCGCTTCTATTGTCATTTCACAAGCTCCGCATAAATCCTGTATTCTCGATTGCGATTTCCTACATTATCCATACGGATAATATTCCAATAAGTTGAATTGTGATTTATTCGCATGGTATTATCAAGCACGACAGTCGTGTAACGCAAAGTGAACACAGCTGTTTGTGCAGATAACCTTTTGGGCATTTCCTCGCCCCCGAATGATTCTTCTCCCCCGATATATTCAATATCGCACCATGCCGATGAAAGTGTTGCAGTCCATGTTTTCACCGACTCCCCATAAGAAGATTGTGCTACGGTAAAGCTCTGAATATCTATTTTGTGTCGCAGTCGCCCACTTCTCATAGATAATCGCTCGGATACACAATATACTGATCTAAAAGCCCATCAATAAAATCACGCCTCAAGGTTTGCAAAGCCTCTCCAGCCATTATCGGTTCTCGAAATTCATACATCTGACCGACTCGCATCTTGATCCATTGCTTGATCGGTTCTGGAACGGA